GTCGACAGCTTCAAGGTGCAGCACGTCTCGGGCGAAGTCTCGGCGCTGACGTTCAAGACCTACGAGGAAGGCCGCGAGAGCTGGCAGGCCGCGACGCTCGACCTGATCTGGTTTGACGAGGAACCGCCGCTCGACATCTACACCGAGGGCCTGACGCGCACGAACGCGACGAAGGGCATCGTCTACGTGACGTTCACGCCGCTGAACGGCGTGACGGACGTCGTCAAGCGTTTCCTCATGGAGAAACTCGCCGGCACGGCGGTCACGCAGATGACGATCCATGACGCGTTGCACTACACGCCCGAGGAACGCGAGGCAATCATCGCGACGTACCCGCCGTTCGAGCGGGACGCGCGCACCAAGGGCATTCCACAACTCGGGAGTGGTCGCGTGTTCCCCATCGACGAAGACGACTTGAAGTGCGCTCCGTTCTCGATCCCCGACCACTGGCCGCAAATTGCCGGGCTCGACTTCGGGTGGGATCACCCGTCGGCGGCCGTCCGCATGGCGTGGGACCGCGACGGCGATGTGCTGTACATCACGGCCTGCCACCGGCAGCGCCAGGCGACGCCGGCCATGTTCGCGGCATCGGTGCGACCTTGGGGCGATTGGTTGCCGTGGGCGTGGCCCCATGACGGCCTGCAGCATGACAAGGGCTCGGGCGACCAGCTCAAGTCGCTGTATGCGCAGCAGGGACTGTCGATGCTGCCGATGCGGGCGACGTTCGAGGATGGTGGATTCGGCGTCGAGGCTGGCGTCGCCGAAATGCTGGACCGAATGCAAACCGGGCGATGGAAGGTGTTTTCGCACCTGACGGAGTGGTTCGAGGAATTCAACCTGTACCACCGCAAGGAAGGGCTGATCGTCAAAGAGGGCGATGACTTGCTCTCGGCCTCGAGATACGCCATGATGATGCGAAGGTTTGCCATCGTCCGGGCCAAGCCGGGCGCGGTTCGCAGACCAATGGTCGGACGCATGGTGCAGAACAATTCCTGGATGGGATGATGCGGAAAAACCTCCCCTCGATAGAGACCATGCGCGCCTCTGGATACGACCCAGAAACTGGTCTCTTTCCAAAGCAGTATGTATGCCGATCCACTGGATATATCTACGTTTCGATCGGCGGAAGTACACTTCAGGCGCATCGCGTTGCTTGGGCAATCACTTATGGAGAGTGGCCATCGAAATTCATCGATCACATCAATTGTGACCGCACTGATAACAGGCCAGGAAACCTAAGGGTCGCAACAAATACCCAGAACATGCAGAACAGCCAAGTCACCGTGAAAAGCAAAAGCGGGATTAAAGGCGTTCATTGGTGCAAAGATAGGTCGAAATGGGGCGCATGGATTTGCGTCAATAAGAAACGCATCGCATTAGGAAGATTTGACAAAATAGAAGATGCGGCCGCAGCATATGCCGCCGCTGCCGTCCATCACTTCGGGGAGTTCGCCCGCGTATGAAATTCAAACTGCCTGAACACTCCGACCTGATCGCCGACCTGCGGGCGCTTGACGATCCCGCCGCCACTGCCGCCGCCGAGGCGCTATACACCGCCTGGACCGCCATGGCCGACGCCGCCGACACGCTCGAGGTCGCCAGCCGACTCCGCATCGGTATCATGGACTCCGAGTCCCGGGTGCAGGAAATCCAAACGGCGATCAAGCTCGCAATGACGACGACAGTCGGCAATCTACGGGCAAAGCTGCCGACGCCGCCCGCGCTGAAGGCTGTGATCTGACGTGAGCGACTGGAAACCCGGCGACGATGTAGACGCGATATCCGATGTCGACGTCTTCAAGGAATGCGCCGAGCGGCTGAGACTGGCCGAATCCGCAGAATCAGAAAACCGCACCCAAGGGCTGCTCGCCCTGAATTTCTGCGACCTGGGAAAGCAGTGGGATGACGACATCGCGAATCAGCGAAAGATCGACAACCGTCCTGCCATCACCACGAATCACACAGCGACCGTCGTCCGCCGCATGGAAAACACCCTGCGGCAGCAGCGACCTCGCATCAAGTGCCATCCGGTGTCGGGTGGCGCGCGCGTCGAGGATGCCGAGGTTGTAAACGGGCTCATCCGGCATATCGAGACGCTGTCGAATGCCGGCGTGGCGTATGACACAGGCGGTGCGTTCGCCGTGAAAACTGGCTGGGGCTACTGGCGCATTGTCTCGGAATACTGCGACCCGAAGTCGTTCGACCAGGATCTCAAGATCGTTCCGATTCACAACCCGTTCACGGTGTACATGGACCCGGCGTCGCGCATGCCGGCCGGTGAGGACCAGCAATGGTGCATCATCACCGAGAAGATGAAGCGCCGCGAGGCCAAGCGCCGCGGGATCGAACTGTCCGAGTTCCAAGACGGCGCCCCGGGCGACATGATGACAGATTGGGAAACGTCCGAAGAAATCCGGCTGGCCGAGTATTTCCGGATTCACGAAGTCAAGGACACGTTGGTTTTGATGAACGACGGTCGGTCGTGGCTGAAGTCTGAACTGCCGGACGACGAGGTTATGTTGCAGACGGGTTGGATCCCCGCCGTAGACGACAAAGGCCGATCGATCACGCGCCCGACGACGCGCTGCGTGATTCAGTGGTTTCGCATTAACGGCAAGAAGGTCGTCGAGAAAAAGACGCTGCCGGGCTATCACATCCCGGTCATCCGCTGCCAGGGCAATGCGCTCGAGGTGAACGGCACGATCACGCGCTGGGGCATCGTGCGCGATCTCATGGACCCGGCGCGCATGGTGAACTACTGGAACACGGCGAACACCGAGCGCGTCGCACTGACGCCGAAAGCGCCGTGGACCGCATACGAAAACGTGATCGAAGGCCACGACGAGTGGCATTCTGCGAACACGCGGCCGTACTCGGTGTTGGTCGGTAAGGCCGTCACCGGCCCGAATGGCGAGCTTCTGCCGCTGCCGACGCGCACGCAGCCGGCTGGCGTCGAGGCCGGCGTCACCGAGTCGCTGAATCGCGCGTTTGCGGACTTCATGGCGATAGCGGGCATGCCGCCTGAGAATCCAGAGACGATGGCGCGCGTCGTGTCCGGCAACAAGATGCTGGCCCGCAAGCTTGGCATGCAGGACCTGACGCACTACCAGTTCTACGACAATCAGACGCTCGCGATCATGTGGACCGGCATCATCCTGCTGGAACTGATCCCGTACTACTACGACATGCCACGGATGCAGCGCATCATCGGGGAGGATGGCATCCCGAAGATGGTCAAGATCAACGACCCGCAGCAGGCAGCGGACCCCGAGCAGGGCGCGATCTACAACGTCAAGCACAATCTGCAGCTCGGCAAGTTCGATATCGTCATGGACACTGGCCCAGGCTACGCGACGAAGCGCGAGGAAGGCGCCGAAAGCATGCTGGCGCTGCTCGGCACGCCGCTGGCCGAGGTCATCGTGCCGACGGGCGCCGATGTCATCCTGCGCAATCTGGACTTCGCCGGCGCCGAGGAACTGGCCGACCGTGTTGCGGTGCAAACTCCCGAGGGCATGGAAAAGGCGCTGGAAGGGCTGCCGAAGCAGGCTCAGACCATCGTCAAGTCGCTCATGGCGAAGAATCAGCAGCTCGAGCAGACGGTTCAGCAGCAGGCGCTTGAGATCAAGTACAAGGCAAACATCGAAGGCGCGAAGCTCGACCAGAGGGACGCTCAGAGCAAGCGTGAAGACGCGACGAAGCGGCGCGACATCGAATTGCATGCCGAGACCGCGCGCGACGTCGCCGAGATTTACTCGGCCGCGCAGCTCCTGGATTCCCGCATGGAGCAGGAAGCCAACGCGAAGGAAGCGGACCAGATGATCAAGAATGGGCTGGATTCGTGATTTCGTTGCAAACCCCTCGGCGGGTGTGCTATATCGGCCGGGAACTTCGGGAGGATTGAATGCAGGTCGTTGACTCGCAGAATTTGCAGCAACTGGTGACGACGGGCTCGGTGCCCGACTTCGTTGCCCCGACCGCCCCCCAAGCAGAGCCAAAAGCCGAACCGAAGACAGAATCCAAGCCAGACGAGCCGGCGCGCGGCGCGGATGGCAAGTTTGTGAAAGCAGATGGCGGCGCAGAGCCGCAGACGGAAGGCGGGGAAAAGCCCGCAGCGACTGAGGGTGTCGATGACGGCGGTGACGACGTCTCCAACCTGACCGAGCATGCTCGGAAAGTGATTGGAAAAAAGCACAGGGCGCAGAAAGAGGCCGAGGAGTGGGGCAAGCAGCAATACTTGTCTCGTCGAGCGGCAGAGGAGCGGGCAGAGAAACTGCAGCGAGAGTTGCAGGAACTGCAAACGAAGTCGCGGCCCGCGCCGGTGGAAGCTCAGAAGACCGAGCCGAAGCAGGAAGACTTCAAAACCGTTGGGGAATATACGGATGCCCTGGTCGAGTGGAAGTTCGCCGAACGCGAACGGAAGCAGGCCGAGGCGCAGGCTGCAGCCGAGCAGAACGCGGTATTGACCGCGCATGCTGCCCGGATCAAGTCTGCGAGCGCAGAGATACCGGACTTCGACGAAGTGATGGCGCGCGGCGGGGATTTGAACATCCCCGGCCACGTCAGCAGCTTCATCGTGAATTCGGACGTGGGTCACAAGCTCATGTATCACCTGGCGCAGAATCCGGAAGAAGCCCAACGGATCGGAAAACTGTCGCCGATCCGCGGTATCGCGGAACTCGGCAAATTGGAAGACCGATTGACAGCGAAGCCGGCAGCGAAGGGCGCAAGCCCGGACGCCGCGACGCCGCCGCCGGTCTCCAAGGCCCCCGCACCGATCACGCCCTTGGCTTCGACTTCCTCTGCGACACCGACGCACAAAGACCCTGCGACCATGAGTTTCAAGGAATTGCGCGAATACGAGCGACAGAGGGAGGCAGAGCGGGCGCGGCGGTGAGGGAGTGATACACACCCTCTGGAGTCGCAAAAGTGAGCAACAACCTACTCACGATCAGTTACATCACCAACGAAGGACTGATCGTTCTCGAGAACGAACTTGTCGTCGCCGACAAGTACGACAAGCAATATTCCTCTGAATTCGCCGTCCGCGGCGCCAAGATCGGTGCGACGGTCAACGTCCGCCGGCCGCAGCGCTACCTCGGCACGTTCGGGCCTGCGCTGAACGTCGAAGACACGAACGAAACGTATATCCCCGTTTCGCTCAACTACCAGTTCCACGTCGACGTTCAGTTCACGACCGCAGACCTGCTGCTGTCGATGGACCTGTTCAAGACGCGCGTCCTGAAGCCGATGATGGCGACGACCGCCAATCGCCTCGATTCCGATGCGGCGTATTTCGCGTATCAGAACATCGGCCAGACGGTCGGCACGTTCGGCACCAGCCCATCGAGCTACCTGACGTTTGCCCAGGCCCGTGCGCAGCTCGCGAACGAAGCCGTCCCGGCAGGCGAGAAGGCAGCGATCCTCGACCCGCTGTCGATGGCGTCTGCGACGGATGGCGTCAAAGGCTTGTTCAACCCGCAGGCATCGTTGGGCGGTTACGTGCAGAAGGGCATGATCGCTCGCGAGTTTGCCGGCCTGAACTGGTACGAAGACCAGAACATCGTTTCGTTCACCACGGGCGCAGGCGGCGGTTCCCCGACGCTGGCGAACACGACTCATACGGCCATTTTCTCGACCGGCTGGGCCGATTCGGGCTTTATCGAAACGACTGGCTGGACGGCTTCGGCGGCTGCGCGCGTGACGGTCGGCGACATCATCCAGATTGCCGGCGTCTACCCGGTGAACCCGCAGAGCCGCACGCGGTATGGCAATACCCTGAAGCAGTTCGTGGTCGTACCCCCTGCGGGCTACACCACGCAGCCCACGGGCGCCGCATCGCCTGGCCTCGCGTTCGCGACCGCTTCCCTGACCTCGGGCACGTTCAACGCCACCACGGGCGTTTACAGCTCGACCTCGGGCGGCGCGCTGTCCATCCGGATTGCGGAATGCGTCATCACTGGCGGCCAGTTCCAGAACGCCACCAGCCCGTCTAGCGCGACTGCAGGGATCACCGTGAATGGTGGTGCAGCAGCCGCGACCGTCAGCCCGCAGAGCCTGGTGCTGCACAAGACGTTCGGGGCGCTTGCGACGGCGGATCTGCCGCTGCCTGGCGGTGTTCAGATGGCTGCGCGGGCATCGGATTCCGACATCGGATTGTCTATGCGCATGGTCACTCAGTACACCATCAACAACGACGCAGAGCCGACGCGCTGCGACATTCTCTACGGCTTCGGCACGCTCTATCGTTCGATGGGCGTCCGGATCGCAGGATAAGGAGTACAAATCATGTCCAATCCGGGTCCCGCTTATACGACCGGCAGCATTACGACTGGTCTCGCCAGTCCTGTCGGTGTCGGTGCAACCGCTAACAGCCTCGTCGGTTTCTACGGTGAAACCCCCGCGGCGCAGCGTGCGTCATCGTCTCAGGCCACGTCGCTTATCTCCGGTGTTTCGACCGGCGCGGTATCGACGAATTCTCTGGTTCTTGCCGCGCTGATCGAGGTCATGAACACCCTCGATACGATCGGCATGTGGAAGGGAGGCGCATAACATGGCCGACCTCCCTGGCACGGGTCGCGCGCTCGGTGTCCTGCAGAGCAATCTGCAGGACATCGACCAAATCCAGATGAATTCGGGAGGCAAGGCCGGCTTCTATGGCGAAACGCCGATCTCTCAGCGTTCGTCGTCGTCGCAGGCTACCTCTCTGATCTCGGGCATTTCGACGGGTGCAGTCTCCACGAATTCGCTGCTGCTGGCAGCCGTCGTTGAGATCATGGACACGCTCGAGGCGCTTGGTCTCTGGAAAGGCGCAGCTTGAACGCTGTCGTTAAATCAACACCCGAGGCGGCTTCACGGCCGCTTCGGGTTCTCCATGTCGGCTGCGGCACGGCGCCGCTGCCCGAGTTTTTCGACGGTCTCGGCGACGTCATCGAAACGCGGCTGGATGCCAATCCGGACGTGAAGCCGGACATCGTCGCTAGCATGACCGAGCTCGGCGATATCGGGCCGTTTGACCGGATCTATTCGTCGCACTGCCTCGAGCATTTGAACCCGGATGATGTCATGAAGGCCCTAGGCGAATTCCTGCGCGTGCTGCGCCCTGGCGGGCAGGCGCTGGTGTTCGTTCCGGACCTTGAGGACATCAAGCCGACGTTTGAAACCGTCTATGAGGCCCCCTGCGGGCCTGTGACGGGGCATGATATGTACTACGGACACCTCGGCATGAGTCGCGGCAATCCTTACATGCGACACCTGACGGGGTTCGTCAGCGATACCCTCCGGGGTGCGATGACGCAGGCAGGATTCCGCGGCGTCGAGGTTCGGCGCGTCCCTGTTCATCAACTACTAGGAGCGGGTGCCAAGTGAAGGTGATTTTCTGTACGCCCACCCGTGAAAAGCCGTCGCTGCCGTTCCGCGATGCGCTCGAAGCGAGCTTGCCGCTGCTCGAGGCGAACGGCATCGAGCACGGGTTCACCATGGAGATCGGGCCGTATATCTCGGCCAATATGGCGACGCTCGCGCGTAAGGCGCTCGACAAGCAGCCGGACGCACTCGTATTTCTGGACGACGACTTGAGCTGGACGCCGGAATCGTTGCTCAAGCTGATTCTGTGCCCCGAGGACGTCGTCGGCGGCACGTACCGATTCAAGCAGCCCGAAGAAAAGTACATGGGCGCCATTCAGACGGACGAAAACAATCTCCCTATCGGCGTCTATGGGCAGAAGCTCAAGGCGAAATGGCTGCCATCGGGATTCCTCAAGATCACCGCGAACGCCGTCGACAAGTTCATGAAGGCGTACCCCGAGTTGTCGTGCGGCCCGGCTTACCATCCGACGCCGGATCTGTTCAATCACGGCGCGCACAAGGGCATCTGGTACGGTCAGGACTATGCGTTTTGCCGCAACTATGCCGAGAAGTGCGGCCCGGTGTGGCTGCTGCCGAATCTCGACATCACGCACCACTGGCAGCGGTTCATTGAAATCGACGGGCGCCCGAACGAATACCGCCAGGAATACGTCGCGTTTGCCGGCAATTTCCACGAATTCCTGCGCCGACAGCCTGGCGGCGACCTGTCCGGTTCTCCGAAACCCCCATCAACTGTTACGCCTATTTCCGGCAAAGCAGACGCATTGCGCGCTGCACTGGCTGGGTGAGGAATCATCATGGCAGACGCAACCAGCCCGCAACGACTGTCGAATGCGGTATCGTTTTTCGGCGGTGACAAAGCGCAGTTCCTGCAGGGAACCGGAACGCGCGTCAATGCGACCGCGGCGGCGGCAAGTACCGCAGCGGCGGCTATCCCATCTGGCGGCAACGTACTGCTGATTCGCGCAACGGATGCGGTCGCTATTCGGTTTGGCGCCTCGACTGTCGGCGCGGCTGCTGTCGACGCGAACTCGATTCTGTTCTGTCCTGGCGAGGCGCCATACGTTGTCAAGTCGGGAGAAACGCATTTCCGCGTGATACGAGTTGGCACGGCCGATGTGCCCGTTCAGCTTGAGTCGGTGGGCACGCTATGACAACGGGAGCAGCCGGCGCTCTTGGGTATCCTCCGAAGGTTATCGTCTCAAAAGACGAGGATCTTGAGCGGCGTCTTGCCGAGCGCGCAAAGTACGAAAAGATGTGGGCATTCCAGCAATATCGCGAGGTCGCCCCAGGTGAATCTGCTGCAACCCTGTTTTTGTCCCAGGCGCGGCCGAAAGCAGGCAGCGAGGTCATCGACTTCGGCGCCGGCACCGGGCGCGGTGCGCTCATGCTCGCGCTACTCGGTGGCTGCAAAGTCAAAATGCTCGACTTTGCAGAAAATTGTCTGGATGAGGACGTCCGAAACGCACTAACGACGCAGGCTCATGTCCTGTCGTTCGACCTGCACGACCTCAACAAGCCGGCCAAGGTTTCAGCGCAATACGGCTATTGCACGGACGTCATGGAGCATATTCCGCCGCAGGACGTGGACCGCGTGCTGCGCAACATCCTCAAGGCCGCGCAGCATGTGTTTTTCCAGATTTCCTGCACCGACGATGCTTGCGGTGCGCTGATCGGCGAGCCGCTGCACCTGTCTGTGCATCCCTATTCCTGGTGGCACAAGAAGTTTCAGGAACTCGACTGCACGATCCATTGGTCGCGCGACGATGGGCACACGGCGATTTTCTACGTCACCGCCTGGACGTCTGGCACATCTGTCGTCGAGTATGGCGAGATCAACACCAGCGAAGCGCGGATCATCGAAAACGTCAAGGCAAACCTGGCCGGCGGCTGGAACGAAGTATCCCCGCACCCGACCAACGATGTCGAAGTGATGATTCTCGGCGGCGGCCCATCGCTGAATGACCACATCGACGACATCCGCCAGAAGCGCGCGGCCGGTGTGAAACTCATCACGCTGAACGGCACCTACAATTGGGCGCTCGAGCATGGCTTGACGCCATCGGCTCAGATCATGGTCGACGCCCGCGAGTTTAACGCCCGCTTTACGAAGCCGGTCGTCGATGATTGCAAGTACCTGATCGCGTCGCAGTGCCATCCGTCAGTGCTTGAAGGCTTGCCGAAGGATCGGACTCTGCTGTGGCATACGACGATGGCGGCCATCCGCGAGACGGTGAACGAGGCGCGCGAGCTGTGGTACGGAATCCCGGGCGGGTCGACCGTCATGCTGCGGGCGATTCCGCTGCTTCGCATGATGGGCTTCAAGCGTTTCCACTTGTACGGGTTCGATTCGTGCCTGACTGGCTCGGATCATCACGCCTACGCGCAGCCGGAAAACGATAGCGAGGTCGTGATCGACACCATCGTCGGCGGAAAGGTGTTCAAGTGCCACGCATGGCAGATCGCGCAGGCGCAGGAGTTCATGGACTTGGTCAAATTCTTGGGCGATGAACTCGAACTTGAAGTTTATGGCGATGGGTTAATCAATCACATCCTGCGCACTGGCGCAGAAATATCGGAGTAACGAAAATGGCTGCAGGACCGTGGAAAATCTACGCCAAGGCGAAGAAATACATCGGAAACGGAACGATCACGCTCGGCGCCGGTGTGTTCAAGATGGAGTTGCACCGGACGTCAGCATCGGCTGCGATCCTGGTTCTGTCGACACGCTCGACCAATGCCAGTATTCCGGCTGAAATCTCAGCAACGGGCGGTTACGTCGCGGGCGGTCGAAATATCGGCCCGGCAACCGGCAAGTGGACGGTCGGCGCATCGGCGAAGTCCTACAAGTTCGACTATACGACGGCCGGCCTGATCTTCACGGCATCCGGCGCGTCTTTGTCGGACATCAAGTACGCGCTGATTCGCAACTCGACCGGCGCTGGCGCTGGCAAGTTGCTGTGCTTCTGCACATTGTCGACATCCGCGTTCACGGTAACGAGTCCGAACACGCTGACGATTACACCGGCGGCGACCGGCGTATTTACGCTTACCTGAGCGGCGGAATCCGCCGTGGCGTGGAATATCGTCTATAGTTCCGGAATTGTTGCGCCTGCGCAGAATTACGGCGGGTATACCCCGACGCTGTATGCAGCGCCGACTGCGCAAGGAAGCGGAGACGGATCGAACGAAGCGAACGCGATGGCGTTTTCGACGGCATTGTCGAGCGCGATGGCTGGCGATGTGATCGGTCTCATCAATGACGTATTCCTGAATGTAGCATCTCCTGCCTATCGGTCAAACGTACCTGGCTGGCACCCAAGCAATAGCGGAAGCGCGGGCAATCCGATTGTCATCGTCGGAAAATACAACCCGGTGGCAATGGCGGACCCGCTGACAGATGCAAACCGGACAGAACTGCAAGCCGGCAGCGGTTCATATGGTGGATCTGACAGCCACCCTGTATTCGGGGCCAACAATCGAGACTACATCACATGGGTCAACATTGTCTGCAACGAGGACAACTGCGTCACGAAGTCCGACAACGGTCCTTGCTACATAGCCGATTCGACGGCATGCACAATCGATCACTGCGTTATTCGCGGGTCGACCAATGCATATTTTGCGGCTGACAACCACTCTGCAATCCGCATCGGAGAGGGTGGCACGACAGACACCGGGCATATCATCAGCAACAACGTGATGTACAACTTCACGGTGGGCTTAAGTACAAATGCCGCTGCTGTCATCACCTATGGCGCGCAGAATACGACGATCGAAAATAACGAGGTATACGACTGCACGACAGGGTTCTACATCAAGGGAACAGGCTCGTCGAATACGACTTGGAACTATGGGCCAATTACGTCGAACCTGATTTACTCAGTTTCGCAGGGTATGCGGCTTGAGGCAGTCGATCCGACACATGATGTCACCGCGTCCAATAACCTGATATACAGCTTCACCGGCGCCGGTATTGTGTACGGCATATCGGCAGGCGCAGGCAACACGCGCAATATCATTCTCTCGAGGAACAGCATTGTCGCGACGAGCGCAACAGCCAACAACGGTCTGTATGTCAAGGCGCTCACAGGAACCGGGAACGAGGTCGGCGATAACATCATCGCGATCTATGGCACGACCGGACAAAATTACATCGACGGCGGCGAGTACACCGACAACAATTTTGCCGGCATCACTTACAATGGGTTTTATGGGTCGACGGACGGGACTCCGTGGAGCTGGAACGGGGCCAACCAAGCCAACGTCGCAGCATTTGAGTCGGCGGCTACAAACGCGGCCAATAACCAGGTGCTGGGCGCAGACCCATTCGTTAACCAGGGTGGCGGAGACTACACAGTGACCGGCGCTGCCCTGACTGCGTCAAGCACTGGCGGACCCATCGGCGCAGACTTCGAAACAGTAGGGCCGCAATAATGGCAACCGCAGGTCGCGAAACCCAAGGCGCATCTGTTAGAGCCGTTGAAAACCGCTGCTATGGCCGCGCGTTTTCGATGACCAGCGGCGATGCGATTACCGAAATCCGCGCTTGGCTTTTGGTCGGGACCGGCGCGCATACCATGCAGGCGTTTGTCTACGACACGTCAGGCAACCGACTTGCGACCAGCACGCCGCAAAGCGTTTCTTCTGGCGCTGCAGCACAGGTTGCGTTCTCGATCAGCTATACATTCACGGCGACCGATACGTTTGTCATCGGTATCATTTCGCAGAACGATCCCGGGTCGAATGAAGCCTACTATGACGCAGTCGGCGCGGTTTCGTACTATGACGCGGATGCCTCGACGAGCTACCCGCCGCCGACGACATGGACTGGCATCGGCACTGATAACAATACAGACGACTCGTCGATTGCCATCACCTACACACCGGCGAGCGGCGGATCGACCATCACGCCAGCGGCCGGATCTCTTGCGCTCTCTGGCGCTGCTCCGACGGTTTCTGTCTCTGGGAACATATCAATCACGCCAGCGGCTGCCGCTCTCGCGATTGTTGGCGCAGCGGTTACGCAGACGCTGACAGTGCCGTCGCCGTCGGCCGGTGCATTGACATTCGAAGGCGCTGCGCCAACCGTTTCGCAAACGACTGGTGCAACAATTCAACCAAACGCAGGTGCGATCACTCTGGCCGGTGCCTCACCGACAGTCACCAACACGACACCAGGCATCGTGATCGCGCCTGCGTCTGGGTCGTTGTCGTTGGCAGGATCAGCGCCGACGGTCGCATTGAATAATATGGACATTGTTCCGACGGCCGGTGCCTTGACGCTTGCAGGTGCTGCGCCTAATGTCTCCGTGACCGGCAGCAGTTCGGGCGGACAGGCTCGCAATCGGCGCCGCCGCGGAATGCTCAACATGATCTGGGGACGTTGATGCCAACCGCACAAGAAATCATTACCAGCGCACTGAGGCGGATCAACGTCTACGCCCCGGGCGAGTCGCTGGATTCGTCAGACGCGAACGATGCGCTCGAGACGCTGAACGACCTGTTAGCGTCTCGGTCGACAGACGAAGCCAGCATTTATGGCAGCGTCGAAAACATCCTGCAATTCACGCCGGGGCAGTATCAGTACACGGTCGGGAACTACGTCGCCGGGACGTTTAACGGCACGCTGGTCAGCGGATCTCCGACGATCTCAGGCGTCACGGTGCCGTCCGACATTACGGTAAACGGCGACATTACCGCGGGCGCTGGCGTGCCTGACGGGGCCACGGTACTGAGCTGGGATTCAGGTGCTGGGACGATCACGATGTCGGACAATGCGACGGCAACGGTCGCGACGGCTCAAGAGTTTACCTATACCATCCCTGGCGACTTCAAGATCGAGCGACCGCTGCGCATCGGCAAGAGCTTCACGCGCATCAATACGTCGAGTTCGGCGCTCGACTACCCGATCGCGGTTGTCGACCAGAAGCGATACAACCAAATCGGATTCAAGGCGATCCAGGCGCCATGGCCGATCATGCTTTATTACAACCCGACAATGCCGCTCGGGAATCTGTTTTTCTACCAGAACCCGTCCGGTAACGGCACGCTGCACCTATTCACTGACACCATCCTTACAAGCTATGCGTCACTGACGCAGAACGTCTATTTGCCGCAGGGATACAGCCGGTTCCTGAAATGGGATCTTGCGCGCGAGCTGGCCCCGGAATATGCAGCGGACTGGACGCAGCAGATGGAAAAGCAGTGGAAAGAGGCTTACGAGTTCGTCCGCAGCCTGAACCAAGACCCGACGCCGACGGCGCAGTATGACGCGGATCTTGTGCATCGGCAGCAGACCGATGCCGGATGGATTCTGACGGGTGGATTCCGATGAACGCGGCCGATTTCGGCTTTGTCGGGTCGTCGTATGAGTCCGCCGACTTCTATCAGGACTGCGAGCGGTCAATCAACTATTTCCCAGAGTTCAGTCAGAACGACAAGCCAAAAATGCCGGTGGCGCTGCTCGGTGCGCCTGGCAAGAATCCGATTATACAGTTTTCGGTTGTCGGCGCCGTTCGCGGATCGTGGGTGCTTCCCGGCGGAACGTCGGCAATCTACGTGTCCGGCAATACCGCATACCTCGTCACGATGACGGTGCCGCCGACGCAGAACGCAATCGCGCAATTCTCGACGACGATCATCGGGACGTTGCTGACGAACTCCGGGCAGGTTTGCATCCGCGACAATGGCCCCGGCGGATATGCCGTTCTTGTCGATGGGCAGTACGGCTACTATTACCGCATTGCAGGCGCTGCGACGACGACTTTCTCTGTCACATCGTCATTGGGATCAACGACGCTGAATGTCGCTTCCCCATTCCCATCGGAGCTCATTGTAGGCAGTGTCATATCTGACGGCGGGACTATTATCCCTGCAAACACCACTGTCGTCAGCAAGAGCATCAACGGGCTTACTCTTGAAATGTCCAATATTGCGCTGGGGTCGGCGTCATTCACCGCAACGATGACGCTGGCCACTTGGGGTCAGATCACTGACCCCGATTTTTTGGGCGCTGACCGCATCGCGTTTATTGATGGGTGGCTGCTGTTCAACGAACCGGGCACGCAGAACTTCTACAGCAACGCGCCAGTTCCATACACGCTGCTTTTTGACGGGCTGTATTTCGCGCTCAAGGATTCGTCGTCGGACAACCTCATCACGTTGGAAGAAAACAACCGGGAACTGTGGCTGATCGGCGAGCGCACTTCGGAAATCTGGTATGACCAGGGCGGGGCGGCGTTTGCGTTCGCTCGAGTCCCAGGCGCAGCCCCCCAGATCGGATGTGCTGCAGTGCAATCAATCGCCCGGGTCGGCGACTCGCTCATGTGGCTGGGACTGTCCGAACGCGGTCAAAGCATCGTCGTCAAGACGTCCGGCTATTCGTGGGAACCCGTGTCGACGGAGGCCATCGCGTACCAGATCAGCAAGTACCCGCTGGTGTCGGATGCGTTTGCGTTCAGTTACGAGGAAGGCGGGCACATGTTCTATGTGCTGACCTTCCCGACGGCTGACAAGACGTGGGTCTACGACATGACCAGTTCGGCGCTTGCCGGCCGTCCAATCTGGCATGAGCGGGCGTCGTATGACTCGACGACCGGGACTTTCCACCGTGACCGGGCAAACTGCTTTGCCAACTTCCAGAACCTGCGCCTCGTCGGTGACTACCAGTCCGGCGAGGTTCACCAGTTGAGCCGTGAGTTCTACGACGACGCCGGCGAGCCGCTGGTCGCCGTCCGCCGGTGCCGGCACATCTGGGCGCCTGAGACCCGCGAGCGGGTGTTTCATGGTCGCCTGCAGATCGATTTCGCGCCTGGCGTCGGCCTGCAGACCGGCCAGGGCGAAGACCCGCAGGCGATGCTGCGCTGGTCAGACAACGCCGGGGCAAGCTTCGGGAATGAGCACTGGACAACCATCGGAAAGGCCGGAAAGATGCGAAATCGCGCCATCTGGCGCCGGCTGGGACAGGGATGGGACCGGGTCTATGAGGTCCGCGTCTCGGATCCGGTGAAGCGTGACGTGGTCGGCGCGACCCTGCGCGCGGAGGCGTCGCCGGCATGATTACGAAACCGTTCAACCAGATCCGGCCCGAATTGCCAATCGCTCAGGGTACGCCCGCCGGCATCAAGGTGCAAAAAGATTGGTATACGTGGTTTTTCAATGTCTATAATGCCATCACGCAGGGTCTCCCGCTCCCTGAGTCTGACATTACCGTTACCGCGTCGCCGTTTTCGTATACGGCCATCGCCAGGAGTCAGGTTATCGTGAGCGGCGGAACCGTCAGCGCAATCGAACTCAGCCGCAACGGGACCGACTTCTATTCGACCGGCCAGACAGCCGGCACGTTCCAGCTTGACGGCGGCGACCTGCTCCGCGTCACGTATTCCGGCCTGCCCACCCTCACGCTGTTTCCGATGTGACCATGAGCAATCAAGTCACACACAAGGACGGCGGCGAGCTCACCTTCAAGCAGAAGGTGGCCTATATCGGCCATGAGCTTGCGAAGTTCGAGCAAATCGATTGTCCGCTCGAGCATTTCTTCGCACCTGGCGTGTACGTGCGCTCGATTTTCATGCCGTCCGGCTCGATCGTCATCGGCAAGATTCACCGCACCGAACACCTGAACATCATCGAGCAGGGTTCCGTGATGCTGATTGGCGAAGACGGATCACGCGAAATCCTGTCGGCGCCCTGCACGTTCGTTTCCAAAGCCGGCGTGCAGAAGGTGCTGCAAATTCTCGAGGATTGCCGATGGAAGACCGTGCATGTCAATGCCACGAACGAAACCGATATTCCTACGCTTGAGGCGATGTTGGCCGAGCCAATACCAGACGCGCCGCAGCTCGAGGAAGGTCGGGCCATTGAGGACCTTTCGCTATGACTATGGTATGGACAGGCGTCGCGATTGGCGTCGGAACCCTAGGCGGCGCGGCTATCTCCGCTGACGCATCGCGCAGCGCAGCACGGACACAGGCACAGGCCGCAGGGGACGCCTCGCAGGTTCAGCTTGGCATGTTCAATACGGTGAACGCGCAGCAGCAGCCGTTCATCCAAGGCGGCTATGGCGCAAATACGACGTTGCTGCGATTGATGGGAATCAACCCGTCATACAACACCGGCGGCGCCACAGGCGGATCGTCGGGTCCCGGCGGCTTGAATGCGAACTCAGGGTTGCAGGCCGGTACGCGCCTGATCGGCGACCAGTACCTCCCAGAAGACGTCGAGACCATCGACCGCGGGAATGGCTATTACGACGTCATGCAAGGCGGCCAGCGCATCGGTACGCTTCGTCCTGGCGGCCAGAACGGGCGGTATACGGCCGAGCGGCCGGCGCAGTACATGAACCCGCAGACGGCTGGCACGCCGGCGGCGACCGGCCAGCAGCCGACCGATTCGACCGGGCTCGAGACTGGATACCTGACGCAGACGTTCGGACCCGAGCAGTTCCGCGCGGGAATCGATCCTGGCTACGCGTGGCGGCTGCAGCAGGGCACGCAGACCGTCCAGAACACCGGCGCAGCGGGTAGCGGCGCGCGCTCCGGTAATGCCTTACGTTCGCTTATGGACTACGGGCAGGGCGCGGCGTCGCAGGAATACGGCGCGGCGTTCGACCGATTCCAGACGCAACAGGGCAACATTTACCAACGATTGCTCGGCCTGACCAACCTCGGTCAGAACGCGGCGGCCGGTGTTGGCGCGCAGGGCGTCCAGACGGCATCGACCGTCGGCGGCAACATCGTCGGCGCCGGCAACGCGGCGGCAGCCGGCCGGATCGGTGCCGCGAATGCATACTCCGGGGCGCTCGATAATCTTGGCGGCCTCGCTTACTTGGTGGCAAACAGGGATAAATGATGGCTACCGTCGACGCATCCATCCCGCTGCAGGCCAAGAAACCCGACGCGCTCGGGAAACTGTCCGATCTGCTGCAACTGCAGACGCAGATGGCCGGCGTCAAGCAGGCGCGTGCGGCGGCGCAACAGGAACAGCAGACCGCGAAGCAGCGCGCAGGACTGGCCGAATTCGATTGGCAATCGCTGAACGGCGACGACGGCACGATCGACATGAACAAGGTCGCGACCAGCGACTTGCAGAAGGCCGCCGGTGATCAGTATCCCGCTGTGCTGCAGTCGCTGCTGTCTGCCAAGCAGCAGGGCCTGCAGGCAAAGCAGGCCATCATCGGTTTGAACGAAGCCCAGCGCGGCGCATTCGGTCAAATGCTCGGCGCGTTGCGATCGGATGAGGACGTCGCCAAGGACACGCCGGAAGGCCGGCAGAAGGTCGGGCAGGCCGTCGGCCAGTTTGCGCAGATGTTCGGACAGGAAGTCGAGCCCGTCATTAAGGCATACGCGCCGATTTTGGCGAAGGCGCCCCCGGGCAAGCTCGGCCAGATCATCCAGAACATCCAGATGCAGGCGATGTCGGCGGCCGATCAGGTCACGAAGCAGACGCCGCAGTATCAGCAGGTGAACGTCGGTTCGACGCTTGAGCGGCAGCAGACGAACCCGCTGGCGCCTGGCGGTGTCGATATCCCGCAATCTCGGGCGCTTGGGATCGGACCTGGCGAGCAGGAAGTCGAGACGACAGACCAGCTCGGGAACAAGTACATCATCACGCGCGACAAGGCCGGCAACATCGTGCGCACCCGGCCGCTTGATGGCGGCGGCGGTGGCACAGGCGGCACCGGAGGAACCGGCGGCGGCCCGGCCCGGTTCGGTCCCGGCGAGCGCCAGTCAATCGAGCAGCAGGCAGAAGCGAACTTTCAGGACATCAACGCGACCCGCATTGCGGCGAACCTGGCGCCTCAGCAGCTCGACCAGATCGACAAGGCAATCGACATTTCCAAGCAGGTCAACACCGGCGGCGGTGGCGCGTTCGCGTCCAAGCGGGCAGCATGGGAATCGGCATTGGCGGCGTTCATTCCCGGGCTTGAATCCGCTGCCGACGATGCAACGAAACTGCAGCTTTTGGACAAGTACGCCGAGCGCATCGCAGCCGACTCGGCGCGCGTGCTGGGTGCCAATGCGACCACGGATGCAGCCCGGGAGTCAATCACGCGCCAGAACGCGAACATCGGCTATACCCCGAAGGCGATTCAGGACGTGTTGCAGTACGCCAAGGCGCAGACGATGGCGATGGCGTCCAAGGGCGACGCGCTCGAAAACTGGCTCAAGAAGGAAGGCAACGGCATCACCAAGCAGCACGAATTCCAGGCGGCCTGGCGTCAGGCGTATGACCCGCTGATTTATCAGCTTGAGGCCGCGACGCCCGAGGAACGCCGCAAGATGGTCGAAAAACTGTCGAAGCCGCAGGCCGCTGAACTGGCCCGCAAGCGTGCTGCACTTCGCGAACTCGGGGCAATCAAGTAATGGCCGACGATCTCGACAGCTTGCTTTCCGAACGGGCCGGCGCCGACGAGGCCGACGTCGACAGCCTGCTGGCGGCGCGCGCGCAGGCGCCTGAGACTCAGTCGACGTTCAAGGTCCCGACCGACGCCGAACGCGCCGAGCTCGACGCATGGAACAAGCAGGGACAAGACCTGCCATGGTACGAGCGCGCAATCAAAGGCGCATACGACCCGTTGCTAGGCGCCGGCCAGCTCATGCAGAACGTGATGCCCGACTCCGTGATGAACCTTGGGCGCAAACTGACCGACCCGGTCGTGAATGCGTTCATGGGCGGCGAGCCCGTCGACTCGTCAAACACAAGTACACTTGACTTTAACCAGATGGTCGGCCGCACCGAGCAGGGCTATCAGGCCAAGCGTGCGGCAGCCGGTCAGGACGGGCTTGACTGGTGGCGCGTCGGGGGAACCGTCGCGAATCCGATGACGTGGATCGGTCCCGGCGGCAAGGTCGAGACGGCTTACCAAGCCATCAAGGCCGGCGCGCAGTCCGGGCTGTATCAGGCATTGCTGCAGCCGGTGACGACTCCGGGCAATTTTGCCCTTGCCAAAACGATTCAGGAGGGCACAGGGGTGCTCATAGGCGGCGCCCTAGGCGGTGCCATGTACTGGCTATCAAAAGGTCTCAGCGAGGCTACTAGGTGGGTACGGCAGCGAATAAACGTCGGCGACGATGCCGCTGTCGATTCGGCTGCGAGCAAGATGACCGACGAAGCCCTGGCAGCCACCGGCGCCGATCCGGTCAAGGTCGACCGGGATGCCTATTCGGCCATCCGCCAGGAAGTGAAAGACGCCATCAAGGCGGGCGTCGACCCGGATCCGGCCGTGATGACGCGACGGGCGGATGCCGCGGCGCTACCGATCCCGATTCGCGACGTCACGCGCGGACAGCTCACGAATGACCCGATGCAATGGGCGGCCGAACAGCGCATGAAGGGCATGGAAGGCGTCGGCGAGCCCCTGACGGACGTACTTGCATCCCAGAACCGCGCGCTCGTCGAGAATCTGAACGTACTGGGCGCGCGGAATGCGCCGTCGACGTTTGACGCATCGCAAAAGATCATCGACAGCATCGAGACGGTCGACAAGACGCTGTCCGATGCCGTTGATCAGGCATACAAGGCCGTCCGCAATGCAGAGGGCCGGCCAGCGGCAATGAGCAATGCGAAGTTCGTCGAGTCCGCCAAGGTCGGGCTGACCGATGGTCGCCCGGAACTGGCGAACCTCGTCAGCCTGGCCGACAACCTGCCGGAGAGCGTTCGCAAGACGTACAACAGTATCGCGAACGGCGAAATCCCGCTCACCGTCGACACTGCGCAATTTCTCGACCGGACATGGGGCGCAGTGCAGCGCAGCAACAGTCTGGACGATGCGTCGAAGCTCGCGATCGGGAAACTGCGTTCCGCGCTCAATGACACGCCGATTGACGATCAGCTCGGGAACGATGCCATGCAGGCGTATAAGGCCGCGCGCGCGCTGGCAAAACAGCGATTCGACCTCATCGACGCGAATCCGGCCTACAAAGCTGTCGTAAACGGCACGTCGAAGGCCGAGCCCGACAGGTTTTTCCAGAATTTTGTGCTTGGCGGAAACGTCAAGGACATCGGCAACCTGAAGCAGTTGGTCGGTCCCGAGGGCACCTCGACACTGCAGCAGGCGATGCTGCGGCAACTCAAAAAGGCCGCTGTCGGCGTGGCGTCGGACGAGAAGGCGGTTTTCTCGCAGTCCGGGTATAACCGGATGTTGAACGACGAGGTCATGGGTCCGCGCATTCAGAACGTGTTCAAGGAAGCGCCGGAACTGCTCGGCCAGATTTACCGTCTCGGGCGCGTGTCCGAAACGCTGCTCAAAGAACCGGCCGTCGCCTCGGTGAATCGCTCGAACACGGCGGCGCAGTCGGCCAACATCGTGCGCGACGTGCTGAAGTCGGAAGTCGGCGGCAAGCTGGTCGACCTTATCCCAGGTGGCCGCACTGTGCGACACATGACAGAGAAAGCGGGCGCTGAAATGGCCGCGAAAAAGGCCGTTAACGCGGCGTTAACGCCGGGCGTGACATCAACGCCGATTGATATGATCTCGCCATCGGCGAATATCCTGAAGCTCTCCGACTTGATGTCCAAAGCAGCGACGGCGAACGTATTGGGACAGATGCAAGATGAGCGGTAACACGACCTGCCGAATGACGGTCACGATGACAATCGTCGCTATGAGTCGATTGGTCGGGGAGTCTTGCAAGTGACGAACGTCCTGACGCCAACGCCTAAGCAGAAGTTTTTCGGCAACAACGGTCAGCCGGCTGTCGGCTACAAGCTGTTCACGTATGAGGCTGGCACGTCGACGAAGCTCGCGACGTATCCAAACAACTCGGTCAGTGTACCAAACAGTAACCCGATTATTCTGGATTATCGCGGCGAGGCCGATATCTGGATCCCGCCGAATGTCTCGTACAAGTACGTGTTGGCGACGCCGACCGATACCGACCCGCCTGGCAGTCCGCTATGGACGGTCGATAACCTGGTAAATAACCAGCTCCTGACGTTGTACGGAGGCGTCGACACGGGTATCGCCAACGCCTACGTGCTGACGTTCGATGCGAGCTTCGATTCCTACGCCGACGGGATCGTGATCTATTTCATCGCGGCGAACGCCAACACGGGCGCCAGCACGATCAACGTGAACGGGCTCGGGCCGGTGGCAATCACGCGGCAGGATGGAACGGCGCTCACGTCCGGGCAGATCGTCGCGAATCAGATCACGCAGATCATGTACAAGGGCACCGGGTTCATCCTGCTGTTCAGCAGCGCCGCGCTTGCGGCAATTACTGCCCCGCAAAATACGTCGCTGGTTGCAGGAAACTACACGCTGGCGCTGACAGATCAAGGAAGCAGCATCATCATGTCGGTGGGATCGAGCAGAACGCTCATAATCCCGCCTAATTCAAGCGTACCGTTCCCGCTTGGCACGATCATTTATGTCGAAAGCGAAGGCAGCGCCGCGCTCGGAATTCAGCGTGGAAGCGGCGTCGCTTTGTATCAGCAAAACGGAAGCACGGACGCAAATATAACGATCCAAGCTGGGTTTAGATCACAGGTTAGGCTGTACAAATATTCAACAGACACATGGATTGCGTCCCAGCAGATAATTTCGTCCGGTTCATTCACTGGAACGCTGACCGGATACGCAGCGAACCCGACAGGCACAGTGACATACAGGATCGTTGGAAACGTAGCGTACCTGTACTTTGCTGGCGGCGTAGGCATTTCTGGAACTTCAAATGACACGACTCTCACCATGACAGGATTGCCGGCAGCTGTAAGGCCAAACCGTGACGTTGATACTCTGACAAACTGCATTGACAATTCTGCAACTACGGTATGTCGCATGCTCATTAATAGCGGTGCGTCTACAATCACGTTTTACGTGATACCAGGCACGAACTTCACAGGATCAGGGACCAAGGGGCTTGGCTCTGGATGGCAAGCAGTGTATCCGCTATGAACCTTTCTCCCCTCCCCATCCAGAAATTTTTCGGCAACGACGGGCGACCGCTCGTCGGCGGAAAACTGTTTACTTACCTATCCGGCACGTCGACCAAGGTCGCGACGTATACGGACGCCGGCGGACTCACGCAAAACACCAACCCGATCGTGCTGGACTATCGCGGGGAGTGCAATCTGTGGATCGACCCGCAGCAATCCTATACTTTCGTCCTGGCGCCATCGACTGACACAGATCCGCCGACTTCGCCGATCTGGACAGTCAACGCAATCACGGCTGGTCCGGTGTCGCAAGACAATGCAGCGACGGACACCGGATCCGTGAACAACATCGCGCTATCAATGCCGCAGATTACATCTCCGGTTGCGTTTACGCGGATTGTTTTCAAGGTTTCGTATACGAACACCGGGCCGGTAACCATTACGATCAATGGCGGGACGGCGAAGGCGCTAAAGTATCAGAACACGGCGGCGTTTGTTGGCGGTGAGATCCTTGCTGACGGTATCTATGAAGCAGTTTATGACGGGGCGCAGTGGCAGTTGCAGGGGCCTGCCGTGGCGTATTGGATTACTGCTGCCGAGATAGCGGCTGGCGTCACGCCTACAAATTATGCAATCCCCTCTCACGATCAGACGAGCGGAATAATTTTTCCTGAGCGATATGGACTTTCTCCAGACACAGTTGCCGATCAATCAGCCTCGCTTGGTATGGCGATTGATGTTGCGCAGCAATTGAGCGGATCGACAATCTGGCTTCCCCCTGGCGACATATATTGCAATATTGATTTTACTGCTGTTCGTGGAGTTCGCCTTGTTGGCTCAGGCCGTGATGCAACTCAGCTCAGGAACTGGGGCGCATCTGCTGTCATAACTCTCGATAATACCAGCGGTGACTGCAAGTTAAATGTGTTTGAGAGTTTCCGCATCATCAACAGAGACGAGGCGACATATACGGCTGCGGACGGGATTTACATTACAGGGAGCGCAGTAAACGAAAATGACTTCCATGTGTTCCGTGACATTGAAATCACGAACATGCGTTACGGCTTCTATTTCACGAATAGAAGCGTTTGGTGCTCGTTTGAGGACGTTCATGCCTACAGCAATGTAGACGGATTCCGAGCCGTTGCAACAGAAAACATATCTGCATTCGCATTTCGGCAGTGCCGCTTTGGCGCAAACACCGGGTACGGAATGTACGTCTCGAAGGCTTCTGGCGACCTGTTAATGACGTGGACGTTCGATAATGTCACGCTTGAGAAAAACGGGCTCAATGGCCTGCGTGTTTCTGGTGCAGCATCTGGAATAGGTGGGTGGGTGTTTAACGGGATGTATTGTGAGGAAAACACGACATCAATTTCGGCTTCCTCTACCAATCCACGCAAGGCCAATATCTTCATTGATGCTGCTTACTGTATAGGGCTTACCATAAACGGATGGCAATCGTTTGGCACTCCTTCTGGAGATCAGATCGACTGGCATTTTTACATGGACTCCGCGTGTACAAATGCGTCCGGAACGATCATCGCTCCTAGGTGGGGATCTACGGCAACCATAGGCGCATATACATTGACAACCGGGATGTCGGTTATTAATGACTTTGGGACCGTAGGATCATCAGTAGCGCCGCGAGATGTCAATCTAATCTTCAACGATTTGCTAGGCTCATCTGAGACTTTCACACCATCACTTACATTCGGTGGCGCTGCGGTCGGAATGACCTATTCGAACCAAATTGGTCGCGTGGTCAGGTTTGGAAACATGATGTCAGGGGCTATATACATTTCCCTAACTGCAGCAGGTTCATCTACTGGTTCTGCTGTCATTAGTGGGCTTCCAGTGGCCTCTGCAAACATCACGAATTTAAGGCAAGCAGTGACTATTCGCGGCGACCAGTTTCAAAATACCGCGGACGTATTGCAGGCATATGTTGAGCCGAATACACAAACTATTACTCTTGAAAGATTTTTTGATGGGGTGGCAACAGCGCTAACTGATGCTGATTTTGGGAATTCCACTGCAATATCTATCAATTTCAATTTGTTGCTATCGTGAGTTTATTTCAATGAGCATCACAAGGCCAAAAGCCATGACGCAAGAAGAAGCAGAAGAACTGATAGAGCGAATGAGCAGACACGGTGGGCAGATCGTTGTCCAAGATCCGCGAATGTCTCAGCTCGTTAACTGGTTCATGGGCGCGGTCGGCATCATAGCGTTAGCCGTGATGGCGTGGGGCGTCAATAGCCTGAACGAACTGAATGCGTCGCTGCGCGAGATCCGGATCACAAATCAGTATTTCTCGGAGCAGCTTGCCAACTTGCGCGAGACAGACAGGGAGACGGAATCCCGCTTGCGGCATGTGGAGCGGCAGTAATGCCCGCCTTCTCCGCATTGAGCGAGCAGCGGCTGGCGTCGTGCGATCCCAGGCTGCAGGCGATCCTGAAGGAAGCCATCCGCCACGTCGATTTCACGATCATGTGCGGCTTCCGTGGCCCGGATGAGCAGGAGGACGCCTACCGCACCGGCCGCTCTAAAGTCCGCTGGCCGAACAGTAAGCACAACCGCAAGCCGTCAGTGGCCGTCGACCTCGCACCGTATCCGGTGGACTGGACCGACACGGCCAGGTTTGCCCGTCTCGCCGGCTACATTGAGCGCATCGCCCATGAGCAGGGCGTCAAGCTACGCTGGGGTGGCGACTTCGACATGGACGGGCGGACGGCAGGCGAAAAGCTGGTCGACATGCCGCATCTTGAAATTATCGAGGGGCAGTGACATGCGGAGAATCATCATGGCATGGAAAAAGCATGGAACCAAGATGATCGGCTTCGCGCAGGTCACGGTCGGCGTACTGGCGGTCGCCGATGGCATTTTTCCACCTGAGTCGATGAAATGGGTATTGCTGGCGTCTGGCCTCCTGACGGCCTGGCGCGGCTACTTCAACAGCGCGCAGAACAAGCAGGCGGGGCAGTGAACCTCTCGACGGCACGGACGTTTCTGACGAACTTTTCAGTCCCATGCCTGTACGTCGCGTTGGCCGGCGGACTGGCCGGCATAGGGGTCGGCGCCTACGGCGGCCTCCGCTGGCAGGCCGGTAAGGTAGCCGAAGCCAATCTCGCCCTGACCGAATACAGGGCCGCTGTAGCCACGCAGACGGCTGGGGCCATCCAAGTCGCCCTAGACGGCCAGCGCGCAGCCTACGCAGCGGAGCAGGCTCAGAGGGACCAGATAACTGCCGCCGTCCGCGACGGAGACGCCGCCACAGCCACCCAGATCGAGGGCCTACGCCGTGACCTTACCCGACAGATCAAAACTTCCCTTGCGGCCCCTGAGTGGGCCTGCCTGCGCGCTGTTCTGCCTGCTGACACTGCCAGCCTGTTCGAGCGGCCCTGACGTCGTCGCGGGTCCGCCGCAGATCATCGAGGTTCCGAAACTTGTCGAACTGCCAGCAGAGTGCGGCATGCTCGAGCCGGTGCGAACAGACGGCGCCACGGCGCTCGAGGTCATGGAACGGCAGCATGCAGCGATTTTGGCCTATGAAGCGCGGATCGCGGCGTGTTTCAGGAGATAGGGGCTGCCCACGCCGATTTTAACGCCGGATCATCGCGATCAGCCTTCCTAGCGGACGGGACAACCCACCAGCCCCGGCCTTCCTTTCGAGCCGGGGGCCAGATCAGCCCTTGACGTGCCCACCTGCGCCTGGTCTTTTGCGACGGCTGGCGGGATACGTCGGGCACGGTCCAGGCTTTTATGGGAATGCGCTTCATGGGGAAACGTCGTCACTCTGAGGGTTCGAGCATAAATTCAGGTGAAGCATGCGCCAGCCGCTTGATGTCTCTGGACCCTAGCATTACGAGTCCGGTGCCTTCGCGCACACCCCACAGCGCCACTAGGCACGCATTGAACGCATCCGCCATCAGCTCCGGTCGTTCGTCCTTGTCTGGACTGTCGTGCCACGCATGAAGTAATCGCGCGGCCTCGCGGATCTCGTTATCCCACAGCACGATCACATCCAGCTTTGCTTCCGATGCCATTTGTAGGATTCCTCAACTATAGCGAGCGTCGCAGTGATTTGAGTTTCTCGTCCAGGTGGTCCACGTAAACCGTCACCGCCCAATGCGCAAACCACGCGCCGATCAGAAGCCACCATGCCCAATGCTTATCCGACAATTGCATAGCGGTCATGGTGATGGATGCCCAGAATAGTGCGTCCCGGTGCTTGGAGTATTCAGGCCATTTGAACTTCATGGTTAACCTGTTCCGCTATGAGCGACGCGAGTGATTCCGGCGCAGGCTGTTGAGCCATTCCGCCCGAGACTTTGCCCGCATCCGCCGCAGCTCTTGAACTGACCAGAACCCGCGAAACCCTTTTTCATATTCACGCATGTGTCACCTGTTCAATCAAACGGTTGCCAGTATTGCCCTGCCGATCATTTCCGGGATCTGCGGG